TGTAAATTTACGGTCAGGTGCCCATATCATACCTGCTTCAAACAACGGTGCTACCGCATTTACTCTAGTATGCTTATCATTTCCACGGCTAGGTGTAAAGTTAATAACTGGTATGCCCATTTGTCTCAGCTCGTAAGTAAGCGGGAGCCCCGATGCTTTAGCCTCGATTATTACAGTTTCTGGTTTCCAGTAGTCATAAGCTTCTTTGGCTTTCCGTCTAAGCTCTGGAAACTCCCACCGATCCTTAACTGCATCCAGCAAAATTAAGTGAGCTTCACCTTCTTCATTGGGATAGAATACGCCCCACGTCGTAATAGCACTATAATCGGCAGTTTCTTTTTTCATAAATGCAGTATCATAACTTTGGATAACATGGGCTAATTCAGGCATTTCTTCCTTCTCCCAAACATTCCACCACTCCCGTTTAATAATACTACCTTCAGCGGCAGTAGGATTCTGCTGGTATTGCGCGTTCCATTTAAGTATACTTACCGATGCCTTCACCGCTTCTAACTCTTCTAGTTTCCAATATCCTGGCCAAACTGGTTTCCCTGAAGGCAAGATTGCCGGAAATTCAATTACTTCCCATTGGTCAGCTTTTGGTTCTTTCTGTGCTTTTATCAATTTACCTGTCAGGTCTGCTACATTCCATCGCGTCATCACCACTATTATCCTGCCCCCAGGTTGCAGCCTTTGCCGCGGCCCAGAAGTATACCACTCATACACCCGATCGTAACTGGCCATGTTCATTGCGTCCTGTTCCGAATGTGGGTCATCGATAATAAGTAAATCCGCACCACGACCAGTAATCGAACCACCAACACCCGCGGCATAATATTCACCACCTTGGTCAGTTTCCCATTTGCCCGCGGCTTTAGAATCTTCACGTAATCTAGTATCAAAGATATCTTTGAACTCATCTTGCTCCATGAGCGTCTTAGCTTTACGACCAAAGCGTACTGCAAGTTCTGCATTATTAGTTGCTTGGATTATTTTTAAATCTGGTTTGTTGCCAATCATCCATGCCGGTAGATAGTTACTCGCGAATTCTGATTTGGTATGTCTAGGCGCCATATTGATAATGAGTCGCTTAAGATCGCCTCGCGCTACTCTATTAAACTTCTCCGCCATTATCTTATGGTGTTCGCCTTCAATAAATTCAGGCCACATGTGTTTTACAAAAGAAAGAAAGTCATCCTTAACTTTTTGCTTTTTCTTTTTTTCATCAAGTAATAAAAAAGTTTTAAGATATTCTTTGCGAGTATCTTCAGGTAAGTTTTTTAACTGTTTTGTTGTTAGCATACTAAAAAATTTTATAAAAAATTTTGCACTATTTTTTTAAATAAGTGAAAATGATTTTAACCCCTATAAACGTTTAAATCAAGCTATATATAGTATGTGTTAGGATCCCTATATACTACATCTTGGGGTAGGGGGTGTCTTACTTATTACAGCACAGCAATCCGCTAGGGACCCCTCGCCAGTTTAGAATGCGTCTAATGTACAAAGATAATTAAAATAAATGTAGACAATGTTGTATGAATATGGGACATTGTTATATTGTTAAACAATAGTTGGGGCAGACTGGTGACACACCCTTGAACGTGCTAGCCCCAACTAAATTAGAAAGGATATAAGATGAGAGATATAATAGAGTTAGTAATATTAATGGTGTTGTTAGTGTTATCAGTACCCTTATCAATAGTCAGCTATAACGCAGGTATTGGAGTGTATCCAGCGATAGCATTACAGTTCATTGTGATCTGTCGTATGGCATACTACTTAGCGAGGGATATGATATGACAAGTATAATAGTAAATGAGATTGCCCAAGATAACGCAATACAGCTAATAACAAACCAAGTAGCAAAAACAAGATGGTTTAAAATAAGGTATTACCATAAGTCACAAGGTAAAGAAGTCACAAGATATGGCAACTGGGATGAGAACTGTCGAGTATGGCTAACCAAGAATAATGATATCGCTGTCTGTTATTTACAAGTAGATGACAACAACGAGCCTGAAGGTTACCGCACCGCAACTGGTGTTGTAGATATACAGGGTAAACCTAAGAAAGATTTA